GTAGTTGTCTGGCAGTGGCGTCGTCCGCGCGTGTGGTTCCATGTGGGTGATGCAGGTAACCACCACCGTATTTTGACCCCCCACGGGTCTTATGAGAGTACCGAGGCAAAAAATGAGAAAGCTGTTAATGCGTCGTGTTACGGCACTTGAGTACTTAGACATGGATGAATTGACGTTTGAGGCGTTTATTGTCCCTCATGTTACCTCTTTGCGCTTTGGTGGGAGTCTTTATTACTTAGCTGATCAGGTTGAGGATGCTGTTTACACGTTGATAGAGATTTCTTCGGATGATGAAGTGCATTTGCACCTAGTTGATTAGGGGGGGCGGTCCTTATGAGAGTACCCACCGTTACACAAATACAAAAAATAGAAAGAAGTAGGGCAGCGATTTGCACCTGCATCTACAAAGTAGAGCCTTATAGAGCTTTGGTGTGGTGTAACAAGTGCAAGGGTTATCAAAAACACAGCAGATTCATTGATCGGAAGGTTTGATATGGCAGATAAGAAGGATTCTAGACTAAAAAGTGCGGGGGTTAGTGGTTATAACAAGCCTAAGCGGACTCCATCCCACCCTACTAAGTCTCATGTTGTTGTTGCCAAAGAGGGTGACAAGGTCAAGACCATCAGATTTGGACAGCAGGGTGTAAAAACAAATCAGACGGTTGGTCAAAGAAAAGCATTTGAGAGTCGTCATGCTAAGAACATAAGCAAGGGCAAGATGAGTGCAGCTTATTGGGCTGCAAAAACTAAATGGGCGCCCTCTAAAACCAAGTCATCATCAACTAAGTGGAAAAAAGGTAGCTAATTATGCCAATGGTCAACGGTAAGAAGTTTGCATATACGAAAGCTGGTGTAGCAAAAGCAAAAATCGCGGCGAAGAAAGCCGCAGTTAAACCGAAAGCTAAACCAAAAGCTAAGAAAGGTAGCTGATTATGGGCAACGGTCTATACGCAAACATAAACGCTAAGAAAAAAGCTGGAAAAAAAATGAGGAATGCGGGTGACAAAGGCGCTCCGACTAATAAGGATTTTAAGCGTGCGGCTAGGACAGCAAAAAAGAAATGAAGAACTCTCGTGAAACACTATATAGCAAGGGCGACAACCGTCGTCCTGAAGATACTAAAAAGTTTAATGAAGGCTATGACCGAATCTTTGGAGATTCTAAGCTCAGCCGAAAAGAGCGAAACGATGTTCGGGCTAGAAAAAGAGGTTCCGATAATAATGGTTGAGGTAGAGCTTAAAAGATTTGCATATCACCCTGAGGGAACTCTAGGTGTTATAGATTTAAACGGAGAGCGCTTTTATACGATAGAGCGCCCTTGGCTAGATAACGCTCCAAACGTCTCGTGTATTCCTGAGGGGACATACGACACTGGCTGGAGAGACTCCCCACGGTTTGGTGAGACATGGCATATCAAAGATGTTGCGGATAGAACATACATACTGATTCACGCAGCCAACTTTTCTAAAGACGTTCAAGGATGTATAGGGCTAGGGACTGGGTTGATGGGAGATCGAGTCGCTGTGAGTAATAGCCGTAAAGCTGTAGCAAGGTTTGAGGAGATTACGAGGAATATGGAGTGGCGGCTGAAAGTAAAGAGTGCAACATATGCGGGATTACCAAATCAATAGGTAACTTTTCTGCAAATCGTGGAGCTTGTAACAAGTGCCGGACATCAAGGAATAGAGATAGACAGAACTCGACGGTAGAGCTTTTTCTTGGAGCCCGATTAACGAGCATTAAACAACGTCACAAGCAAAAGAATTATGCGGGTACCCTAGTATCACTTGAGTACTTAATGAGCTTATACGAGCAGCAAAGGGGCATTTGCGCCATTTCTAACATACCTATGCACACAAGTACTGATTATTCTGATTTATGTGCGAGCCCAGACCGTATTGATACGGATAAAGGTTACGTCGAAGGCAATATTAGGTTTGTTTGCGCCCGAATAAATTTAATGAGAAACGATATGGATGACCATGACTTTGTCTGGTGGTGTAAGGCGGTGGTAAATAATCATGGAAATTGAAGAGGTAGCTCGCAAATTAAAGGGTAACTTCCCTTTATATAGTAAGAATATGCTGAAAATCGTGACAAAAGAGGGTGAATCCAAGCCTTTTGTCCTAAATGCTGCACAGTTACATGTCCATGCCATGCTTGAAAAGCAGCTAAAAGATCAGGGAAATATCCGCGCATTGGTCCTGAAAGCTCGCCAAACCGGAATATCGACGTACACACAGGGCAGAAACTTCTGGAAAGTCACGCAGAATCGCAATGCTAACGCATTCGTACTGTCGCATCTTGCCGAATCTACTAACGCAATTTTTAACATGGTGAGATACTTTTATGACAATGTCCCGCATCCGGCATTTAAGCCGCCGCTCGCTAGTCAGTCGGCGTCAACGTTGGTTTTTGATGACATCAATTCGCGATACAGGGTCGGAACAGCAAGATCAACCCAAACAGGACGAGGACAAACAAATCGATTTGTCCACGGCTCTGAAGTGGCGTTCTACCCACAAGGATCAGACATAGTCGCAGGTCTCTTACAGACTGTCGGTGGCAAGAACACTGAAGTAATTCTAGAGAGTACTGCCAATGGTGCCGGTGGATGGTTCTACGATCAGGTAATGAAGTCGCTTAGAGGCGAGTCAGAGTGGATTACTTGCTTTATTCCTTGGTACTGGATGCCCGAGTATAGAAAAAAGGTATCGCCCTACTTTGTTGCTACGCCAGAAGAATATGATCTGGCTCAAAAGTATGGGTTGGACGATGAGCAACTTTCATTTAGACGCGCCAAACTAGATGAGTTAGGAGGGACAGATTTATTCCGTCAGGAATATCCTAGTACCCCGCTCGAAGCATTTTTAACCTCCGGTCGTTGTTTCGTAGAAGAGTCCGCGATATCTCAATGTGAAAATAATTGTTACACCGCAGACTTTAAAGGCGACATTATTGACGGTAGTTTAATTGAGCGTGAACACGGCAACTATCAAGAATGGTATTCCCCCTCCAGAGAGGAAGCTTACGTCATTGGCGTGGATGTTGCGGAAGGTCTCGCCTATGGCGACTATAGTTGCGCCCAAGTACTTGACTCGTTAGGCAATCAAGTAGCCTGTTGGCACGGACACATAGATCCATTTGATTATGGCGCCCTAGTAGCAATGTTGGGAAAACGCTATAACACTGCATATGTAATAGTTGAGCGTAACAACCACGGTCTCGGTACGCTTCGTAAAATGCAAGATTTAGGTTATTCAAATTTATTTGTAGAGAGTTCTGTCGATGGTGCCTACGGAGATCGCTTGACAAAACGCGGAGGCTTTCTAACGACAAGCAAAACAAAACCATTAATCGTTGACAATTTAGCTGCGCTGCTTAGGCAGGGAGAGAGCGGTGTTGCAGATATAGAATTATTAAATGAGTTGCGAACTTACATCATTGATGATAAAGGGAGTTACAATTCCCAAAATGGATGTTATGATGACAGGGTGATGGCTTATGCTATTGCCCTGCATGGACTTGCTTCTATGCCGAGACCTCGGCACCGGACTATACAAAAACGTTTTAAATCGTTAGATCCTGTGACGGGTTATTAATCTATGCATGATGCTGAGTATGAAGGTGAAGAAGAACTAGAGAAAGAGCCAGATGGTTTGCAAGCGCAAAGTATGCAGAGTCTGGGTTCTCGTCTTGCCGGAACTTTTCAAGAGTATAAAGACGCTCGTAAAGAAACAGAAAACGAGTGGCTAAAAGACTTACGCCAATATCAGGGCATTTATGAGCCTGATGTACTTGCACGCCTAGATGCAGCGTCTGGTTCGCGATCAAAAGTATTCGTCGGGCTAACACGAACAAAAGTAATGGCTGCTTACAGTCGAATAATAGACCTGTTGTTTCAGCACGGCGATGTTTTCTTTTCTGTAGACCCTACCCCAGTCCCTCAGATCGATCCTCTTAAGGCGATGCAAATGCGCCAGATGGCTATGGAGCAGATCATGATGGCAAGCGGTCAAGATCCGATGATGAATCAGGACTTGGTAGCCGCAAGGATGGCAGAGCTAGAGGAAGAGTTTTTAGAATTAGAAAAAGAAGTAGCTAAAAAAGCTGCTGAGTCTATGACTGTAGACATTGAAGACCAGCTTATAGAGACCAACGCAGAAATGAAGCTTAAAGAAAGCATGTTAGAAGCATGTATCTTTGGTTCAGGTGCCGTAAAAGCAGGTACTGTGCGTATAGATAAGAAGCAGTCTTACTCTAAGATGCTTGATCCAGAGAGCGGTGAGCAAGGTTACGCGCTTAGCGTTGTTGAAACTGTTGCTCCTGATGTAGAAAGCGTCAGTATCTTTGATCTATATCCCGACCCTTATTGCACAACGCTAGATGACTGCGATGGATTGTTCCGTCGTCACGTTTTAACGCGCCGTCAAATGCGTGATCTGGCTGACCTACCCCAGTTTGATGGCGACATGGTTAAGTATCTTCTTAAGATTCACCGTAACGGTAATCATACAGAGGAAGATCACGAGACTACGCGACGCAGAATTGCTGGTATACATGAGAACTCTGAGTCCAATCGCTTCGTTGTTATGGAGTATTGGGGCACTGTAGATGGTTACGAGCTAGAAGAGCACGGCATAGAGTTGGAGGAAGATGCAGATCTTTCTGATGATTACTCTGCTTGTGTGTGGGTATGTGACGGGAAAGTATTAAAAGTTATGCTAAACCCGATTACCGGTTACAAAATTCCATATCATATTTTCCCGTATGAGCGCAGCCCCCATCAGTTCTGGGGTACAGGCGTGCCTCGTATGATGCGTGATTCTCAGGGAACTATGAATACCGCAACAAGAATCTGGTTAGACAACATGGCTTTGTCTTCTGGTCCTATGGTTGAGGTAAATACA